TCCAGCTCGTAGCGCCGCTTCAGTTCGCGATAGTTGATGGCTCTCACGTTCCGAGTCTCCTGTTCTTGTCGTGGGGGTGTTCGATGCCTCGTCGAGGGCTACGCGCTGTAGCTGCTCCCCTCGACGCCGCCGGTCATGACCGTGGAGCGGATATCGACCAGCACGCCGGCGGCGCTGGCGGGCTCGCGCCGCGCCACACGCCCCACGGCATACTTGGCCGCCGCGACCTTGGCCACCTGCTGATCGAGCAGTCCGTCGCCGCCCGTATTGCCGTCGACGCCCACCAGGTCCCCCAGCTCGAAGGTGCCCGCCGGGCAGTCGAACTCGAACACGCCGGTGGTCGCCACGCGGATCGGGTCCGTCTCGCCGGCCCGGCTCCGCTGCATGGCCACGCCCAGAAACACGTCGGCCAGCGCTTCCTGGTTGGCGGTCTCGGAGCCCTGGTTAGCCAGGGCTGAGGCCGGCTTGGCGTCGTCCACGTCCTGATAGACCAGGTCGCCGATCTCGATTGCCGTGGCGCTGTCCACGGCCGCGATCACCGGATTGGTGTCGCCGTATCGCCAACGCATCTTGTCGCTCATCGCTCGTTCTCCTGAAGGTTTCCGCCTCTCGGTTTCCCGGCGTGGCCGCCGGGGCTACACCGTTTTCTTCAACAGATCGCCTTGACAAACCCTTGGGTGTCCAGCGGCTCGCCGAACACCGCGTGTTGCTCGCGGGATTGAGGGCGGCCCGCCGCCGTCATGTGTCCGGTCACGGCCCTCACCAGCCGCGCCCGCCCGGCCACCAACTCCCGCATGGCCTCTTCCCCTTCGGCGGACATCGCCGTTTCGAGGAACTGCCGATCGACGATGAGGCGGGCCTGGGAGTCGCCGCTGTCCGGGTCGGGCAGCTCGAACTCGCGGAGCAGCCGCACCAAGGCCGCCCGCTTCTGCTCCGTCGCTTGCCCGGCCCGCAGGCCGGCCAACTCCCCGCGGAGCCGCTCCAGCTCGGCGGCCTGCTCCTGCAGCAGTTGCGCGACCAGATCCGGCCGAAGCTGCTTGAGCGCCTGCGCCGTCAGCGATTCCGGGATGGCCGCCGGCGTGGTCTCGGGGGCCGGCGCGCTCTCAAAAAGTCCACGCGTCGTGGCCGGATCGGCCACCAGGTCCACGCTCTGCACCCGGAGGATTTCTTCGACGATCATCTCGTCGCCCCGGCGCGCGGTGCGGGCCTCGACGTTGTGCGAGAAGCCCACGTTCTCCGGCGCGTGCTCGGCGTCCCAGGCGAGCTGCTCGGCCAGCGCGTGCTTCGGGTTGAAATGGAAGTCGGCGAACAGGCCTTCCTCGGGCCGGAACGCGACGTTGCGGATCACGCCGATCCGGTCCTGGTAATCCCGCGGCCCGCCAGGGTTCCCCTTGGGATGGTTCACGTTCACCTTGGCGTCCTCGTAGAGCGCCGCGGCTTGGGCCAGCGCCTCGGCCAGATACGCACGCCGGTTGCGCGAGCGGAGGCCGAGGATCTTCACTCCTCGCACCACGCCCGCCTGGCGGTCCACGCGGACCGCCTGCCCGCGCGAATCGACAAATTCCTGGAGCGTTTCGTTCATGGGCCTTGTATCTCCTGCGGCTGAAAAAAAAGAGCCCACCGGGAGCCAGCGCGGCTCCCGATGGGCTCGTCCCGATGCCTGCCCAGTGGGCAGGCTCTCTCCGATACCACGTCGAGTTGTTCTAGCGGACGATCTGCTCCATCCGGCTGCGGACGTGCTGGATCGTCCCGTCCTGGACGCTCACCTCCACGCCGACCGTGCCCCAGAAGCCTCGCTGGAGCACCTGAACGAGAATCGCCGCCAGCGACGACTCGAGCTGGCGGAGCTTCTTCTCGTTCGGCGGCGTCGAGTTGAGCGTTATCATGGTCTGCAGCCTAAACGAATCTGCGTTTGTTTTCAAGCGCGTTTTTGGCCACCCTCGGCCTGCTGCGCGATCAGCCGCTGCTCGCGCTCCGGATCCAGTCCGTGGCGCATGGCCATCGTCTGCACGGACATCGCGCGATTGCGCAGCAGAATTTCGTCGGCCCGCGCGTCGCTCAGCCGATCGCGCACGGCGAGCGTGGGCGGGATGCCGCGAATGTCGACGCCTGAAAGCGCTTCGGCCGGCAATCGTCCGGCCCGCACCGCGCAGGCCACCACGCGCCGCATCAGCTCCAGATCGTCCTGGAGCATGTCGTGCTGGAGCCGCTCGAAGATCTTGATGGCCGGTCCTTCGGCGACCATCGTCGACGCGTAGTTGGCGTTCGAGGCGTCGCTGGTGAGCATGAACTCGGGCATGACCAGCCGGCTGGCGATCGCACGCAGCTCGGCCTGCAACACGACCACGTAGCGCCCGGCGTCGATGCCCGCGGCGGGGAACTCGTAGTCCACGCCGGCCAGGGCGTCGAGGATCGTGCCCGGGCCGTAGCGGCGGAAATAGTTGGTCCACGGCGTCCCCGGCTGGGCCACGCTGGAGGTGGCCTCGCTCTGTACGAACTGCTCGATCGTGGCCCGGCTGCCCGAGGCGTGCTTGCGGATGATGGCGATGGCCGACTGGATCTCGGCGACGACGCTCATGTTGCGCAGGAGCTTCTCGGCACGGCGAAGGTTCTTGCGGACCGGGAAGAACAGCGGCAGGCCGCGTTTGACGTTCGCGTCCACGTTCGCCTTGCGGTGTTGGATCTCGCGGGCCTCGACCCAGGTCCCGTCGATGAAGTAGCCGCGCACCGTCTCCACGTCGTCCGGCTCGGTGACGACGCCGAAACCGGCCGCCGGGTCGCCGGCGGCCTCCGGCGGAGCAGCCACCTGGTCCGGCTCGACGAACCGCACGCGGAGCGTACCGTCGGGCTGCTCGAACAGCCGCAGGAAGCACTCACCGTCGCGGTCCTTGCGGCGGACGATCTCCTGCTGGCGCTGGTGCCACTTGTTCTGATGTACGAACTCGTCGAGCACGGCCTGGACTTCCGCCGCCACCTGCTCCGGGACCGACCGGGCGATCGCTCGGTAAGCGTGTCCGGGGCCGACGATGTAGCTGATGCGGTTCTCGTGGCCGTTGATCGCAAACTCGTTGGTCGCGGCCAGGTTGCGGCACTCGTCGCGAATTTGGCGAAGGTGCTGGTCGGTGAAGGCCGCGCCCGGCGATCCGGGCGGCGCGCCGCCGCCCAGCGCGATCCACGGCGTGCCGTCGTCGTCGGGATCGGCCAGCCGGTCCCAGAGGTCGTCGAACGTCTCGCGGAGGTACTTTTCCAGGCGGGCCAGCCCGGGATCTTGTCGCCCGTTGCCGGCAGCGTCGTGCGGTTGAGTGTGGGTTTCCATGATTCAGCTCCTTGTTCGCATTTCACGTTCCGCATTCCGAATTTCTTTCTCACCCCACCGGCAGGCGGCTGCCCAGGCCGTCGGTGATCCGCCGGCCCTGGAGATACTCGGCCGCCAGGCGGAGCGCCATTTCCGCGGCGTCGGGGCCGTCGTCATGATCGCCGACGGGAAATGTCTTCAACTGCTCGACCAGCAGAGCCGTGGAGGGCGAGCCGCGCCTGAAGCGAATTCGGCGAGAGGCCAGATAGGGACCCAACCGCCGGATCCGCACGAGCTTGTTGACCCGGTTGTCGATGCACCACGGCCGGGCGTCGAGCATGCCTTGGCGGCGGAACTCGGCCTCGAACTCGGCTGCCAACAGCTCCTGGAACTGGTTGGCCTCGACCCCGAAGGCGTCGGGCCGGAAACCGGAGTACCAAGCGACCGCGTCGGCGACGATCTGCGGCGCGGGCCGCCGCGCCAAGTCCGCCTCGACGTACAACACCCCGCCGCGATCCGCGGCCAAGGCCACGATCGCCGAGTAGTCGCCGCGCCGGGCATCGGCCCCCTTGCTCGGGTCCACGGCCAGCGTCTTGACCAGCGGCGCCGGCGGCCAATCGTCGAACCAGATGTGTTCGTCGAAGTAGTCCTCGGGCCACTCGCAGAGCTCGGGCGCCAGCGGCGAGTTCTGTTTCTCGCGCTCGAAGGCGGCCGCGCCCCCTTCGGCCCGCATGCACATCAGGGTGTAGAGGTCCTCGGCCTCGGGCCAGAGCAGCACCGCCCCGGCGTCCATGGCCGCGCGATGCTCTTTGTAGAACGCCCGTGCCCGGTCTTGGTAGTCAGCCAGCGTAAGGTCGGTATAGATGGCCTCCCACTGTTTCCACAGCGACAGGTTCTCCGGCCAGGCTTGGATTGCTTTGAAGACGCGCGAGTCCCAGCCGGGCGTGCGCGTCAGTTCCATGGCCAGGGCATCGCGGTGCAGGGCTGTGGCCAGGTTCACGAAGTTGGTCTGCGAGGTGCCGGCCTTCATCAGCGTGCCGTGGAACCAACGGCGCGAATGCTCGCGCTGGAGGGCCGATTGAATGTGGCCGTCGTTTTGCAGGTCGTCGCAGACGATGAGCGTGGGGCGATCGGCCCGGCGGCGCCGCCCGCGGATCCGCTGCCCCGTGCCGAACGCCTCGATCGTCGCCCCGTTGCGCAAGACGACCGTGCCGCTCCGCCAGATCGGACCGCGTCCGGCCGACTCGGGATAGTCGGACAGGAGGCGCGGGTTGTCGGCCAGCTCGGTCTTGATGTTCTCCAGGTGGGCGCAGGCCTGGTGCCGCGTGTCGGAGACGATCCAGGTATACGGCTCCCAGCCTTCCAGCGCAGCCCGCAAGGGATAGGCCAACGCGGCCAGCGTCGACTTGGCCCCGCCGCGCGGCCCGAGCACGTTGACCTTCAGGCCGCGCTGGTGGCGCATGCGGGCGAACTGTTGTGCCAGCCAGCCGTGCATGGCCGACGCCGGACGGACGAAGTGCTCGGCCAGGTAGTATCGGCCCCAGGCCAACAGATCCAGCTCGTCGCCGTTGGCCCAGCGGTGCAGGGCCCGGCGATAGTTGCGGGCCAGCTCGCGATGCAGCGACAGGAGCATCTGGCGGCAGGTGTCGGCCGACAACCGGCAATCGTGGAGGAAGGTGTCAAGCGTTGTCATCGGGCTTGCTCGGGGCCGCGGAAGGCAGCAGGCTTTGGACCAGGGCCATCACGCGATCCATGACTTGTTTCTGCTGTTCGGGGTTGGGGAGTTCCGCCGCGAGGATTTGCCCGAACCTGACCATGGCTTGCTGGAGTTGCTCGGCCGTGACCACGTCGGGGGCGCGTGGGGCGAAGTCCGCGGGGTTCTTTCGTTCCAGGACCCAGGCCGCGGCCCGCCAGTACTGGGCCTTCTTGCCTGCCTCCTGGATGCTGCGGAGATTGTCGATCTCCAAGCGGCATTCGGCCTGGCGCAGCCGATCGGCGAACTCGGGGTCGCGCAGGGCCGTCTCGTAGATGGTGCTCGGATGGCCGCCCACGTAGGCGGCGGCGAGCCGGCGGCTGCACCCGACGGAGACGATCGCCACGATCTCCCGCTTCTTCATCGCGTCGAGGAACGGCCGTGGCCCGGTCCTACCCATGCACGACTCCTCCCAGGTATTCGAACGACACCACGGCCCGGCCGGCTGAGCCTCGATAGTGGTGATAAGGTCTGGCCGCGCGGGCCGAGCCGACCTTGCGCACGTCCACCGCGCGCCACCGCAATGAGCGGCGGCAATGGCCGATGACCGCCGGATGGCTGGCCGTGAGCTTGATCCGCAGCCCCTCCTGCCGATGCAGGTCCGCCACGGCTTCGAGCACCGCCGTGCCGATCCCCAGGCCCTGGTAGTCGGGCAGGGTCACCAGTCGCGTGAATCGCCAGCGGCCGCGCCGGCCGGCGATGGCCAGGGTGGCGCAGAACGTCACGGGGTTGCCCTCCCACAAGGCCAGGTAGCAGCGTGCCACAGGGTTCAACGCTCCGCTCAGATAGTGATGACGCGCAAAGGCCCTCCAAGCACTGCGCGCGCAGCGGAAGATCTCCAGGCGGACCGGCGGTCGCCGAAGACGCACCCGCTCGAAACTCGAGGTCGCCATGTCGATCGTCCAGTCCGGCTCGAGCCACTCCATCACGTCGTAGTGGCAGGTGACGGCCACAAACCGGCAGTTGATCTTTCCCGTGCGCATCCCCTTGGCCACGGCCGCCGACACGGCCCGTGCCACGTTCCGGTCCACGACGCTGGTGAACTCGTCGAAAACGACAAGGGGGAAGGCGGAAGGCGGAAAGCGGAAAGCGGAAAGCGGAGCCTCGCCAGCCGCCGCGGCCTTCCCCTCTTCTCCCTCTGTGCCTCTGTGCCTTTGCGCCTCTGTGCCTTCCCCCTTCCGCCTTCCGCCTTCCGCCTTTGAGAGCGCCTGCGCCAGGTCGCAGCGAAACTGCTCGCCCGTGCTCAGTACGCGATACGGCTTGACCCAACTGGGCGGCGAGCTGAATCCCACGGCCGTCAGCAGGCCCGTGATGTGCTTGATCGGCCGGGCGCCCAGGCAGGCGACCACGGCCCGATCTTCGGGCCACGGCTCGCGGCGATGGAAGGCGGGG